ACTATTTTTTACGCTTACCTTTATACATCTTAGCAGCTCTAGCCGCTTTGCCAGCCTTTGCTGCCGTTTTCGTATTTTTTACAAACTGTTTGCCTTTTCTGCTGCCAGCTCGTTTTTTACGGTCTGTTTCTTCACGTTCTTTCTTTGAGAGTTTCGCCCAAGCACTCTGAGGTAAATAACGTTTTGTGTAACCTTTTTGTATAGCTTTATCAGCCATCTTTCTTCTTCATATCCTTAATGAAATTGGAAAGAAAATCATCCATTATTTCTGCTTGTCCAGCATGTAATTTAGCTGATTTTCTTAATTGACCGGGCATGGCTTTAATTTTTGAGGGTATTTCCATAATTACTTTTTAGAATCTTTGTATTTTTTAGCGGCAGATTTTGCCTTTTTTCTCTTTTCATATTCGTCTTTGGTCATCCATTTTTCCTTGCCCCATTTTTTAAGGGCTTTTTGTTTCTTGCCTTTTCCACCTTTATAGCCTCCACCTGCTTTCTTATAAGCAGCGGCAACCATTTGAGCTTTTCTGGCACTCCACTGACCGGGCTTTCCACCCTTACTGCCCGCCATGATACGATTTTTTATTCGCTCACGAAGGGCAGGTTTCGTATATTTGGAATCATCTTGAGCCATTTAATTCAACGTCCTTGTCTCATGGCATCTATAAACATTTGTTGTTGTTCTGGTGGTAAGGCTTCAAAATTAAAATCCCTACCGGTGGTTGGATTAATATTATCGGGCATTACTGGTCTATTGAGAAAATTTTGAAATTTTTCTCCTACCTTTTGTCCTATTCCAGCAATACCAGTCAGTGGATTAAATGCAAGATTCTGTGCATCAGCCATTCCTTGTGGATTTCCCACCATTCCACCTAGAAAACCTCCTGGAGCGGCTCCCATTCCGGGCATGAAAGATGGTGTTTGTTGTTGTTGTTGCATCTTTCTGAATAAATCCGCAACTTCTTTACCTCCCTGTGCCCCTGGCAGAGCACCTATATTACCTATTCCTCCTCCCATAGCCCCTGACATACCGCCTAAATAATTCATCTTCTTTCAGTAGTTATTTTTATATTCTACTCTTCGTTTATTTCTACTTCAAAAGGTTCATTTAATCTATTTAAAACTAATCCTGGTCCTTTAACATTCCACTCAATTAAATCTCCATCAATCCAACCTAATTCATTATGTATCTCCTCAGGTAACTGTAGTGATAATTCACCATCAGTTTCCTTTACTTCTAAAACATAACTCATTTGTCTATAAGCTTTTCTACCAGTTTATCAAGC